CCTCGGTGGTCTCGGACATTGGTGCTCCCATTGCGGGTTGACCCACGGCCTTGCGCCGTGAGGGGTTCGTGGGGCTACGTCAGGTAGCCAAATCGCCGCAGCATCGCCACGGCCTCGGTGCGGTCAGACGCGAGCCGGTAGATGCCTTCCGGCGTCAACTTCCCGGCGCGTGCCAGGACGCGGCCCGACTCCCGTAGGCCGGATGAGTACCGGCGCACGTTGACGACCTTCCCGAGGTCGGCACCGTCTGCGATGGCCTGCAGATCGGCCTTGGACAGGCCAGTGACCTTGCCCTGACGCATCAGGTCGGTCGGGTCCGAAACGAGGCCGGGCGCCGCACTCTCTGCGGCCGGGATCATCACGCAGTCACAGTTGGTGTGACGCTTGAAGCCGTCCGAGTAGCGGTATACGCGGCCGGCGAGGACAGCGCACCGTGAGCACGACGGTGGGGACAGGTAGCGGACGTGACCCACGTCCGGGCGAGCAGCGGATGCGACGGACTCGGCAGACCTGCCCGCGTCCTGCACCAGCGACTCGACGAGCCGCGGAAGGTTCGGGGACTTGGCCGCCATGTCGGTGAACATGCGCCCGCTAGTGGTGAACGCCAGTGGCGACAGTGAGCCCGAGGGCGTCACCTCGACACCCTGCTCGGCCAGGGCGTCCGACACGTACTGCTCGGACATGCGCGCCTGTGCGGCCTGGTGAACGGTCAGGGTGGATGCGAGTGCGAGTGCGCTGGGTGCCGAGCCGGCTGAGATGCCGGCGCGACGAGCCAGAAGGGCGGATCGGGCGTAGTGGCTACTCGCTGACCGGAGCATCGGACGCCGTCGCCGTCATGTCGTCGAGGAGCTGCTGCGTCACCGGGTCAAGAGCCTCCGCGCGCCTGCGCTGGATCTCCTTGTCGATCTCCTGCTGCGACATGCCATAGCGGCGCTCGAGGATGCCCGCCGATGACCAGCCGATTTCGCGGTCCTTTAGTGCGGCGTCGGACGTCTGCGCGTCGCTCGAGGTCTCCGGGTTCTTCCACCCGATAACCGCAGTCCGGCACGCCTCGGCCACAGCCGTGTTGCCACGGACAAGGGCCATGCGCCGGAACGTCTCGCGCTGTGGGCCGGACAGGTGCTTGTGACCGTCGCGCACCTTCATGTGCAGCGGCGTGCGGAGCCCGTCGAGCGTTTCGCCGTTCACGTTGGACAGCGCGCCCAAGTAGTTCAGCGGCGTCTTCGTCTGCGCGCCGATGTGCTTCACGAGGGTGTCGATCACTCCCGTGAACACGTCCAGCTTGGCCGAGTCCCACTGACCAATGGTCGTATTCTGACCCGTGAGCCACAGCATCCGACCGCGAGTCAACTGCTCGACGTCGATCGGCGCCTCGCCGACCTTCTGCCCGTTCGCGTCCAAGATCGGAACCTTCGGCGGCTCCTGACCCATGACGACGCGCGCCGGCATCGACGCATAGTCGGCGGCGCCGAACAGGTACGCCCACATAAGGTTCGCAGCATCCTGCCCCGCCATCGTCCCCTCGATGTCCGAGATGGGACCGTCGCCGAGCAGTGGCCGGTTCGGGAACTCCACGAGCGGCACCACACCGAGCGGGTTCGGGATGGGCCACGAGTCGTCCGTGTCCGGCTGTCGCGGAACCCATCCGCCGTCAACCGCAGCGAACGACGCCGGCAGGACCAGTCCGGACGCCGAGCCGAGCGTCTTAGGGCGCTCGAACTTCCACACCTCGTCGGGCGTGAAATAAGTTGCGTACTCGCGCTCGTCCTCGACCCACGCCTTGAGCGCGTCACGCTGCGATGAACCGTCTGCCTCGTAGCCCACGATCGCCTGTGATGCGTGCTCCCACGTCAGGACCGGCTCGTCATCCCGGCTGCCCCAGACCATCGAGAACGACCGCGACGTGACCGCACCCGACAGGAAGCCTTGCGACGACTTCGACTGCCCGTCGTTCAGGTTCCAGTCGCGCAACAGCACGCGCTCGTCGGCCGACAGGTCTTCGGCGTCGTCGCCCAGGTGAATCGACGCGAACTCGGTCAACTCGGGAGCGGCTGAACCGACGACGCCGCACCAGTTGTCCGACCAGCCCTCGAACCGCTCGCCGTGGAAGCGGCGGAACTCCGGGGAGGCGTAGCGCAACGGCTGGTCGCCCTTGAAGTAGCGCTCCCGCTTGTCGACCGGGCCGCGGCGGGTCTTCAGCTCTGCGTAGAGGGTGTTCACCCGGGCGGCGGCCTGCTTGGCGGTCAGTGCCACGGGGCCTCCTATCGGGTCAGAAAACGTAGGCGTAGGACTCGGATTCGGTCGGCCAACCAGCGGCGCGAGCGTCGGCGGCGGCCTCGTGTGCGAGGACGTCTGCCATCTCGAGGTCGATCTTCTGGTTCTCGGACGGCTTGCCGAGGATGAACTTGTCTCCCGGTTTGGCAACCTTGCGGGCGGCCAGCGCGTGCGCCTTCATCACGGCGTCGTCCGAGTGTGTGGTCAGCCCTTCGGCCAGGTCCTCGCGGTAGCGGAGCAGCGCGTTGAACATGCGCTGAATCGAGTTGGTCGGGAACTCCAGCACGACGTCTTCGCCGTGCTCGGTCGCCCATGCCTCGATCTGCGTCTCGAAGTGGCGGGGGTCGCAGTAGATCCGCGACACCGAATAGCGGCGCATGATCTCGTCCATTGCCGCGTTGACCTCGCCGCGGGGGATGCGACCCTCGGGCCACTCCTCGGGGCGCCACACGGTAGGGCGCGAGTCGGGGCCATAGGTCGGCGTGAAGCGGTGGCCCTCGCGGGTCTCCAGCCGCAGCGCCGTCCAGTCGGACGAGCGCGAACCGTCGAAGCCGCCCGCGACCTGCGCCCCGTCCGGCACCTTCACGTCGAAGGCGTTACCCGAATCCCACAGCGCCTCCGTGAGGAACGCGCCCAGGCCCTGCACAAGCCGGTTCCCGAAGAAACGTTCAGCCTGCGTCGGGTCCGTCTCGACAAGCTCGGCCGCCTCCGCGTCGATCGTCGCAGGGTCAACCCACGGCGAGTCTGCGTAGACGTAGAGGTGGATCTTGTGCCGCTCGCGCTTGTTCGCGTAGGACAGGTCCGCGGGAGGCTTGCGGTAGTAGCGGAAGATGTCAGGCGTGCGCGACTCGAACGCTCGCTGCGCGGCCGACGACTCCATCGGGTCCCACGGGTTCGTCAGCTCGACCGTGCGGCCCTGCATGGCCGCGATGCCCCGTCGCATCGTCTGCCAGGTGCCCAGCACGCCCGACTCTGGCGTGTAGAGGCCCGACTCGTCACCGAGCCCGCCCGTGAGCGGCTGACCCAACTTCGACTTGGCCTTGGACGTGAGCGGGACGATCTTGCCGCGGTTCGGCAGCCCGATGTAGCCCTCACGGACCTTCACGAACTCCTGCAGCGGCCCGCTGGCGATCATCGTCTGAAGCGGCTCGTACACGTTCGCCGTCTGCGTCTCAGCGAACGCGAGCAGGCCCAGCATCGACTTGCGACGCGGGACGCCCATCGCCTCGCCCTTGACGTAGGCGTACTCCCAGCCACAGCCGCAGCCATGATCGGAACAGCGGTACGACTCGCCACCCTTGGCCCAGCCCGCGAACAGCGACGGGCCGACAGCCTCGAACAGCAGGAAGCCGGCACCCCACGGGGATTTCCCGCACTTCTGCGGGCCGACGATCACCGAGCGCCGGTAGTGGAAGGGGGTCAGCAGGCGTCGCGGGTCGACCGTCGCGCCAGGCTTGACCCGGTAATGGTTCGCGGTGACGAAGAGCTGCCACCCATTGAACAGCAGCGGCTCGCCCTCATACACGCCGCCAGGGACGCGGCAGTGCGCCTCGATCCAGTCGGTAGCGAGGAAGCCGAGCGTGTGGAGCGGGTCGAAGTTGAGGGCTAGATCATCAGTCGCCACCGTCGCCCACGGCCTTCAGGCGGTCACGGGACGACGGTCGGGATGCAGTCTCGGAAGGCTCGGAGCGCTTGGATGCGACCTCGTCGACAGCGACGCGCCAGCCCATCTCAGCGAGGCCCGCCGTCGTCATGCCCACCTGATCGGCGAAGCGGTGGAGCTGGCCCAGCAGTGCGGCGCCGGCCTCGGGGTCTTCGCAGCGGACCTTCGTGCGGACCCACAGTGCGACAGTGCTGTGGCGCCACGACTCGGACGGCATCGACCACGCACAAGCCTGCGGAGTGCGCCATGCCTGCTCCCACACCTCGACCTCACGGGCCGACGCTTGAGGTAGCGGGAAGTTGGGGATTTCACCCTGATAGCCCTCGGACGGCAACGCCGTCAGTGAGTAGCCGCGCCGGTCTGAACGACCGGACGTCGGGTCAGCCGTGGGGCCGGACCTGTTGCGCGCTCCACCTCGAGCCATGTCGTTCACTCCCTCGACGGCGTTGCGCCGCGTCCGGTTCGCCGTCGCCTTGCGCGATGGCGTTATGCATGTGGTGAGTAGCGGCGGAGGGTCTGAACCCTCCGCGCCCTTTTTAGTCCTCTCCGGCGGTCTTCTGGCCGGGGTGGGTAGGGGTCACCCCCCACCCTTCTAGTCGCGTGGTGAGATACGGAAGCCGCCTGGCTGGTGCTCGGCGGTCTCGCGTGAGTGGCACGGGACACACAACCCGCGGCCATGCGCTGGGTCGTTGCTGTCCATGCCCTGCTCGATCAGCTCTCGCTTGCTGAGTGGGTAGTGGTCGGCCACCGTGGATGGTGTGCGCTTGCACACCTGGCAGATGGGGTGCTTAGCGAGTACGCCCTCACGGAAGCGCTTGCGGTGCTCGACCCCATAGCCGCGCTGGGTGGCCGTACCTCGCGCCTGGTCTGCGGCCTTGGTGTGCTCGGCGCATCGTGGCTTGTCGCTGATGGTGGGGCATCCGTGCACGTTGCACACGCGCATAGCCATCAGGCGGGCCGTCCGTGCCTGCTGAGCCACACGTCGAGCAGCCCGTCGCACTCGTCCAGGTTGGCGCGTCGGTGCTTGCACCGGCCGTCACCCTCACCGCACACGCTGGCTTTGTGGCTGGCGGCGTCGTCTGCTGCGATGCGCCACATGCCGACGATCTCGTCGTCGCTCACGGGCGGCAGGTCTCGGACGTCCATGCGCCTCGCCTCCCACCTTGGGGACATGACGACCGCCCCGGCGCGTTGGCACTCGGGGCGGTTGTGGACATAGTTCGTCCGTCTGCACAGAACGGTACCACTTGCCACCACGGATCATCCAGCGCGACGCGCCGCCGTCTTGCGTGGTCGGTTCGCCACGGCCAGCACCTCGCCGACTCGGTAGAGCGGGCGCCCCTTCTCGTCCCGCCCGTGGGCCGTCAGCA